AGTAATATCACCTTTTGCAAATTTTTGTACGGAAAATACTAAACTTAATATTTGCCCTATACCAGGAATTTTCTTTAATGCAGACTTTCCTCCGCCTTTTACAAGACCTTTACCTAATGCTCTACCACCAAATAATTTCAAACCCTTACTTAAACCAACACGTTTGAACACCTTCATCATATTTCCAGCACCCTTAGCAAGACTTGACATATTTTTGAAAATACTCATCAACCCTTTACCCATACCAAACGCACCGTCAAGCATATACCCAGCACCCTTTACAACACTACTAAGTGCTTGCTTTTTCCCTGTTAATAAATACCCAATCAGACCACCACCAGCTAATAAGCTACCAGCACCTATTATACCAGCACCCATTAATAGATTAGATAAAAACCCACCAGTTTTTTTAACCTTCTTAGTAGATAATAAACCCAAACTCTTATTCATTGATTCTAATAATCCACTATTAGTCTTATCATAATTTGTTTTATCTGTTTGGTATGTACTAACCTTCTCTTTTTTTGTATCTGTTTTAGATTTACCACTTTTAGTGAATCCTTTAAGTGTTTCTATTATCTTATCAGATTTACCACCAGTTTTTTCACTAAGTTTAGACATTGTATTTTTAGTGAATCCTTTAAGTGTTTCTATTATCTTATCAGATTTACCACCAGTTTTTTCACTAAGTTTAGACATCATTGCATTTTTAGTGAAACTTTTTAAGGCATCTTTTATGTTATCAGATTTACCACCAGTTTTATTATCTTTCATCTGTGATGCTACACTAGTCAATCCTTTTAGAATTTTATCTTGATTAGCACCAGAAGATTTATCTCTTGACGACAATTCTTTTAATATTTTCTCTTGCTCTTTAGATGCTGTCGCATTTTTCCCTGATAACGCTTTAAGCACCTTATCTTGTGTAGATAAGATGCTTAATATACTTTTATCTATAGACTTTGTTGTCTTATCAATAGATTTTAATGACGTAATCTGGGTTTTTTGATTCGTAAGAATAGTTTTAACATTAGATGACATGTTCGCACTAAGGTCGTTTATAGATTCCTTAATTTGATCATTATTACTTTTTATAAACTGTTCCATACGGACACCATTCATAAATTCATTATCAGCCATTTACCCACTCCCTTGATTGTTCATCTCACCCATATTTACTCCGAGATTTGACATAGCCATACGACCGTCTTGAGTTCTTTTTTCATCATTTTCCCTTTTGCGTTCATCAACGAGTCGTTCAAAACGCCAAACAAACTCATAGTATTCCATTTGATTGTAGTCGAATGGAATACTAAGAGCATTAGTGATTTGAAATTCTATCTCTAATATATCATCAAGATTTAAGTTTGGGAAGAAAGAAATCGGGGTGAAATGTAATCCCTACATGGGATTCACCTCCACATTTCTCACACTCTACATTCATATATGATTTGATACCAACATTAAACCCATTAAGTCTAGTTGTTAGTGTTGAAAAATCTCCAGGAGACATCTCTAATAGATAATTATATCTGGCAACATCATCAACGGATGAGCCATTAATTGTATCTATCATATATGATATTGCTAATAAATCTTCATCGATACCATCACCAGAATTCGCAAAAATATCACCATATCGAGTTTCAAATGATGAAATTGATGTTTCATCTTTTATCTGTAATAATTTTATTGTAATTTCATCACCATTTGATAATGTAAATTTCTCATTATCACGATATGAATCAGATAAATAATCTACGTTCACCATATCAATATTGAAGTGGTATGACGATTCTTGTTCACATTTAGGACAAGTGTAACCCACAACGTATTTATTATCTCTAAATGAATTTGCTCTGAGCCATAATAGTAAATACATTTTATCCGCAGAATAAATATCTTTAATATCTATACCACGAACACATTTACGTATAATATCATTTACGATTGCATCAGCATTCTCATCATTTATTGATGTTAATTTTTTTACATCCAGAACTTTTAATGGTCGTGCTTTTAATTGCGTACCTTCTGGGTATAGTTTATATTTACTAGGAATATCATTAATATCCCAATAATTAACATCATCTTCCACAGGTCGAATATTTAATCCGATATTACCTGATGTATTACTTTTTGTTGTATCTGTAATCGTTTGATTATGAACTTGTGGCTGAGTTGCTTGTTGTTGCATCTCCTCCATTAACTTCATCATCTTTTTTTCAGATTCTAACACATCATCCGCTTGATTATCTTGAGCGATTTCTTCGTCTGTATTTACCATTAACATTATTTACCTCATTTATTTGTTTCAATTTGTTTCAATTTATAGTATGTATATATATTATACTCCACCTGTATATGCTTTTAGTGGTAAGTATGGACCTGATGTACTACCAGGAACAACCGTGTGTGAAACATATGGGTCTACTGCCCTAGGAGGTTCCATAGGACTGTATAACTGAGGATTAGGTGTGACTTCCTCAAATTGCATATAACTTGTTCCGAATGTTATATCATACATAACTGCTTGAGAATTACTATATGATAGTGATGACGTTGTTCCTCCTAAAAAAAATACATCTTTATAAATGTATTGAGATATAGGTTCTAATTGGGTATCATATAATACGATATATATATCACCTAATATAGAATTATATGGAGATACATTTGCACCATTTCTAAATACCATAAGCTGTAACGCTTGGATGAATCCTGCAATTGTGCCACGGTTATCTTCTTCAAACGTTATTTTAATATCCATCCCCTGTTGTGCAGTAAGAACGGGAAATGAATATTCCATCATCCCCGTATTAGTAGAAACCCTCTCAAATTTATTAAGAGGGATATCTACACCTACTACATGGTGGGGCTGAATGAGATTATAATACTTGCTCATCAATTGTGATCTAGGAACACCCTTTGAATCAAAAGACATAGTTACTGAAAACTGCTGACTATTTGCTATAGATTTTTTCCTATAAAAATGAGAAAATCTATTAACATCTTTAAAAATATTATAATTTATATTTCCCATACACCCACCTTAAATGTTATATTGCTGTAGAATCAGGAAATAACGTCCAATAGTCGTATTGGAAGGTTACGTCATATTTCACCGAATCTCCGCCATCATACACGAGAGATGATTCGCCTACAGTTTGCACCCACGCATTATGAAATCTAATCATCTTTGGTAGAGGTATACCAGAATACGAGTAAAGTACTAAATACATATCTTTAACGAGATGTCGTTTCAACAGTCGTTTAGATTTACCAGCAGTAAGTTTACTACGTGGATTAATATTGAATATGGTTTGTTCCCATTCGTAAAAAATTCTTTGGATAGCCATGTCTTCGGTATCTTCAAAATTTACCGATACTGTGCCACCGCCTGGATCAGCACGACCAGGGAAGAATTGACGGGTTCCCATAAAATTAGATGTGATTGGTTCATTAGAACGTTGAGGTATAGAAATACTTCTACATCTAACTAACAAATCTTCCGCATCTAATAATGCTGATGGAGCAACCGTAATTATACCAGGTATAACCAATTGCCACATGAAGTTTCGTTGTATATCAGGATATTTGTATGAACGCCCATTAATCGTGAAATTAGCAGGGTTCACCGATCCTAAAAGATCTTGTATAGACATTATTTACTCCTTATTATAAATAACACGTTTATCATTATTATTTATATAAAATAAACCTCTGACACTTATCAAAGATTATATGAAGTCACCCCCATAATAGGGGTGACAAAAACTAATTATGCATATTTAAGTTTAACGTCACTAAAACTTACACCTGTGCGTGTAATAACTGTAGTAAACTGAATAAATTCAATTGTCTTAGTAGGTTGTACATAAATATCCACATTCAATTGATTAGCATCAATTACTGATGGAGGATTGTTACTCTCATCAACAACAACTTTATAATCATATAATCCGTCACCAGCTTGAATTCCTGCAAGGAACTCATCGATAATTGAGAATACTCTTAATCTAGTTTGTTGTGTATTATTTTCAAATAGAAATTGATCTAAAGAATTTTCGATATTTGTTTGAATATAAATAAGATTACGTCTTACATTAATTCTATCAAGTGCAGATTTCTTTAACTGTGCAGTTTTTTGACCCCACATTACAAATCCCGCACCCTGTACAAATTTCACAGAATTAATATTTCTATCATAAAGTTTACCAATATGATCTAAACTGAAAATCTTATTCTGGTCAAGAACCGCCATAGTTCCTCTAGCAACACCTGCTGGTGCATACCAAGGATCTGTAAGGTTGTCTGTACGAGCGTATAATGCTGCTGCGAACATAGCATTAGGTAAGTATACATACTTATCATTGTATGTATCATACACACGTGAATACCCAGCATACAATGCCATAAATGACGATGCAGGATAACCATAACGCTCATCGTTTATGATGTCAGCATAATTGATCATAGTAACATCACCTACAGGATTAGCCGCCATACAATCACGTCTCACATTACATAATTCACCTACAGCAACTTTATCCTGTTGGTTGAAACTTGAGTTGATTAATATTTGAACTGAAACGTCTTCTCTGTTTTCAAAATATTTCCACATATCACTATCAGTTCCATTAAGACCAAACTCTGGAGAGAGTGTTCCGCCTGAAAGTTTTGCTAATCGTGCTGTGTTGTACACATAAGGACCTGCAACATCTTCACCGTCAGGTAAAAGAAATCCAGGAACTGCGAAATTCCATGAAGCAGTAGGAGCAGCATTCACAGGATTCATACTTCTATTTGCTTTAACATAAATGAATTTAGAATTACCATTAACAGCACGCTCAATAAATAGTTCATTTCTATCATCATCGTACATTGGTTTCATAGAACCGTAAAATACTTCAATAGGTTCTAATCTTAATTTAAATTCACTTTCATCATTTGTATTTTTATAAAGATCATTCCACTTTTTATTATCAGGTTTTTTATATACAGATATTTTTACTATTTCACTAGCAAGAGGGAAATGTTTATAAACTTCTTCTGGGGAACCATCACCTGTTACAGCTTCAGTTTCTCTTCCAAGAACCATTGTGTATTTATAAAATGATCCATCACCATCTTCATCAATCATGAACGTTACTTCCACTTTACCGTCAGCTTGTTCTACA